GGTATGGAAAACTTAGATACAAAAGATGTTTTAAGAGAACAAGTATCTGGTCTTGCACCTACTAGAGATAAGTATGATCCTCAAGCTAAACAAAAAGGTACAGACAATTTTTATACTGAAGCAGGTAATTTTGTGCAGGCTCCCGATCGAAACTTTAGAGATATGTCTCAAACAGAAGCTGCTTTTGGCGAAGCATCTGTATTACCTGCTAAACAAGAAAGGCTTGCAATAGATACACCACTACCTGCACCAAAAACAAATCTTGTAGACAATCAAGGTGACACAGGTGGAAATATATTTGATACAGCCCTTGACTTAAGAGATATGTCTCAAACAAAAGATGCTTTTACTGCTGGTCAGCCATTTAGTAATTTTGCAAACAAAACTAATATTGCTCTAGCAAGTGATGATAGCACAGCTGCTAAAGCTGCGGAAAAAGCAGCAAGTAATTACTACAGCACAGGTGCAGGTAGTAAGGGTGCAACAAGTAGAGTTAGTTATGATCCTCAAGCCCAACAAAAAGGTACGGGTAATCAATTTACCAATGAAGAAAGTGGACTAGATAGATTAGCTAAAGAAAGAGCATCGCAACAACCTATATCTACTCAACAACAAACACAAACAGTTTTTGGTGAAGATTATACACCTACTTCAGCAGAACTTAATAAACAATTAGCTGCTTCAGGGCAAACTAATCTTACTATAACTCCTACATTATACGACCCTCAAGGTTTACAAAAAGGAGCTACGTCAGGATTTGGAAAAGAACCTGTACAAACAGCAGTATCTAGTCAACAAGAAACATTTGCTCAAGCATTTGCAAGAAACAAAGCTGCAGGTGCAAAAGTATTTACTCACACAGATGGTAAAAAGTATACTACACAAACGGTAGAAGAAAGAAAAGCAAGTCAGGCTGTACCTACTACATCTAACACAGGATTTCAATCTGCAGCTAACGCTTTAACTCCTGATGATGGTAAACAGTATGTTAATGGCATACTTGTAAATAATGATGGTACAAGAGTAAATAGTGCATACCAAAATGCAGCCAATGCATTTACACCTTCTGATGGTAAAGAGTATGTTGGCGGTGTACTTGTAGGTAAAGATGGTAAACAAACAAATTCTTTCTACCAAAATACTGCAAATGCACTTACTCCTAACGATGGTAAAAAATATGTTAATGGTGTACTTATAGATGAAGCAACAAATAAAATTATTACACAATCTTCTTCTGGTGGATCAAAGAAAAAAGATGATCCATATGAAGCATTAAACAATCCTGAAGGTCAAGATGTTGCAACTGCAAACACAGTAAATAGAACAGGTGGTGTTGTAGTTAAAGCAAATCAAGAACAATTAAATAAATCTTTTGGTGATGCGGGTGCAGGAAATGTATGGGCAGTATTACCGGGAACAAATACAATAACTAAAGTTAGGGCTGATGATAGCCGTATTACTAGCAATACTACAAATCCCGGCGGGAACAAAAGTAATGACAGCGGTAGTGGTAGCGGTAGTGGTAGCGGTAGTGGTAGCGGTAGCGGTAGTGGTAGCAGTGGCAGTGGCAGTAGTAGTGGAACTACAAGCACAACTACTCGTAGTAAAGAAGCTGTTCAAGCATCAATAAACAAAGCATTAAAAGATTCAGGTGGAGTTTGGACTTCTGAATTAAATACTCTTGTAAAAGAACGTGATACTTCTACACCTGCACCTGCAGCACCTGCCCCTAAAAAAGATAAAGACAACGGTGGTAGTAGCAGCGGTGGAGGTGGAGGTGATAAAATTGTATGTACCGCTATGAACAACTCTTATGGGTTTGGTAGTTATCGTCAAGCTATTTGGTTATCTTATTCTCAAAAGAACTTGACAAAGGCACATGAAGTAGGTTATCATACAATCTTTAGACCTCTTGTAAAAATTGCATACAAGAAAAACAACAAGTTTGTACGTGCTATATTAGAAAACATTGCTAGACATCGTACTGCTGATCTTCGTGCAGAGATGCAGGGTAAAGATCGTAACACACTAGGATATATCTACAGAAGTATACTAGAGCCTATATGCTACGCTGTAGGTAAATATAAAATGTTTAAGGATAAATAGCATGGAAGAAGAAACATATACATTTGGAGAATACTTTAACCAAGTACGTGATCGTGCTAGTGCGCTATCAGACAAAGAGAAATCTACGTTAAGTTCTTTACAGTCATCTCCTCAAGGCGCTATCTTAGCAAAAGTATTAGGCCCGGATTTAACTATGCTTAGTTCATTAATCCAACCTAAACCCAAACGTGGATTAGCAGCACGTAAGTAATCTGCTAAATATGAACTGGCTACTCACCCCCCTACAACAGGCTACGGTGGCCCCAGTAAACAGGAACCAAAATGGAAAACGAACTAGTAGAAGTACAAGAAGCACCTAAGACAATGATAATGCAACGTAAGAGTAAAGTACGTGAACGAGTAGAACAAGACGAAGCAGAACTACAACAGATGTTAGAAGAACGTTCTAGTGAAGAAAAAACGGCAGAAGTACAAGCTAAAGAGGACGCTGTACCAGACACTGCAGAAGAAAGAAGCTACAAGAAACGCTATGCTGATTTACGAAGAGGATCACAGAAAGCTAAAGAAGATTTAGAAGATCGTATTAATAAATTAGAAACACAGCTAAAGCAAAGTACGCAACAAGAAATGCGTTTACCTAAGTCTGATGAAGACATTGATGCTTGGGCAAATCAATATCCTGATGTAGCTGCTATTGTTGAAACTATTGCAATTAAAAAGGCACGTGAACAACAGTCTGGCTTAGAAGATAAAGTAAAAGAAATAGATGCTATGCGGGAAACTGCATCACGTGAACGTGCAGAAGTAGAGTTGCTAAAGGTACACCCTGACTTTGATGAAATACGTGATAGCGATGAGTTCCATGAGTGGGCAGAAGAACAGCCTAAGTGGGTTCAAGATGCACTATATGAAAATGATAACGATGCAAGGTCTGCATCACGTGCAATTGATCTGTATAAAGCAGACATGAATATATCAACAAAAAAACCTAGCAACAACAAAGATGCTGCTAAGTCTGTAAATACTCGTAACAGTAGGACTAAACCAGATGCTACATCTAACAACAATAAGATGTCTGAATCAACGGTAAACAAAATGTCCTCTAAAGAGTATGAAAAACATCAAGACGAAATTATGGAAGCTATTCGAGGTGGTAATTTTATTTACGATATTTCGGGTAGCGCACGATAAAAGACTTGACAATACCTGTATAAAGTATATAACTATATACAGTAGGTTTATTGCAGCCCCAATCCTTTGGCTACCTGCAATACTCCTTTTTTCACAAACATAAATAGTTCTAGTGATTACCTAGTGTCTTTGGCCCGTTATCAAGAAGGTTGGCCGACTTTCTAAATAATGTTACCCAAAAGAAATTAGCCTCCTTATTTACAATTTAAGTTTGTATCTGTGTCTAATGCAAAGGATAATACAATGGCATTTACGACAGCTACGGGTTATGGCAATCTACCAAATGGTAATTTCAGCCCGGTCATTTACAGCAAACAGGTACAGCTTGCGTTCCGCAAGTCAACTGTTGTTGGTGACATTACTAACTCCGACTACATGGGGGAAATTTCTGGTCAAGGCGATACCGTCAAGATCATTAAGGAACCTGAGATTTCTGTTTCAGAATATGCACGTGGCACAAATGTCACAGCGCAAGATTTAGAGGACGCCGATTTTTCATTGACCATTGACAAAGCTAACTATTTTGCTTTCAAGATGGACGATATTGAAGAGGCCCATAGTCATGTTAATTTTATGGACTTGGCATCTAATCGTGCAGCGTATCGTTTAGCAGATAACCATGACCAAGAAGTTCTTGGATACATGGCTGGCTATAAGCAGTCTACTTTGCACAGCAAAGCTGACACACTTAACACTACAGTTAACGGCTCTAAGGCTGTTTCAACTGCAGGCTCGAATGAGTTGCTTTCTTCTATGCAGCTTCACAAGGGCGACTTTGGTAACATCACTACTGCCTCTGCTGGCACTCACTCAATTCCTGTGACTGCACGTATGCCCGGTGCTACTTCGTTGCCAACTGCTACCGTTTCTCCTGCAATGATTGTTGCACGTATGAAGCGTTTGCTTGACCAACAGCAGGTTGACTCACAAGGTCGCTGGCTGGTAGTCGATCCAGTATTCATGGAAATTCTTGCTGATGAAGATTCTCGCTTCATGAACGCAGACTTCGGTGACTCTGGTGGATTGCGTAATGGTTTGACCGTAAGCAACTTTCACGGCTTTCGTGTATACTCCTCGTCCAACTTGCCAGCACTAGGCACTGGGCCGGGTACTGCAGGTACTGCCAACCAACTGACTAACCTTGGAGTAATTATGGCTGGACACGATTCCGCTGTAGCTACTGCAGAGCAAATCAATAAGACAGAATCATATCGTGACCCTGACAGCTTTGCTGACATTGTTCGTGGTATGCATCTATACGGTAGGAAGATTCTTCGTCCAGAAGCAATCGTTACTGCCCGTTA